TGTTCAAAGGTTTTGAATCAGCACATGGGCAATATCGAGTAAATAAAAAAGAAGCTGATGGCAAGATGTCTGGTCGAGCAGTCACTGTCAGCGAACCAGCAAGTGAAAAGAATTTTGAGGAACATCTTAATGGTGGAGAATATATATTAGGTGTCATACCATTATTAAATAATAACAGTTGTCATTTTGGTGTTGTTGATATTGATATAAGAGGAGATGTGAAATTAAATGAAAGCCTTGAATCTCTTGAAAAGAAAATCCGTGATACACCTTTGGTGTTATGCCGTTCTAAGTCTGGTGGTGCTCACTTGTATCTTTTCTGTGATCCTGCCATACCTGCTATTGATATGGTGGGCAAGTTAAATGAATTCTCTGCCCAACTAGGTTATGGTGGTTCGGAAGTTTTCCCTAAACAAATATCAAGAGCCAATGAACGTGATCGTGGAAATTGGATAAACTTATGTTATTGGGACGGAGATAAGACAGAACGATATGCAATTCACAAAGGTAAAAAATTAAATCTTTCTCAGTTTATAGAAATTGCTAGAAAGAAAACAACAAATTTTGAATCCCTAGAAAAAATACAACCTGATCTCGTTGATCATTTTAAAGATGGTCCACCATGCTTACAACATATCATGACTATGGGTTTTCCTGAAGGTGGAAGAAACATTTCTCTGTTCAATGTGGGTGTTTATTTTCGTAAGAAGAATCCAGACGATTGGCAAGAGGATCTTATGAAATTTAATTATGAACACGTCAGCGAGCCTTTGCCGTCTTCTGAAATAAATGGTTTGGTAAAAGCAGTAAGCAAAAAAGATTATGCCTATACTTGTAAACAAACACCAATATGCAATTATTGCGAAAGAAGTAAATGTATGAAAAGGGATTTTGGTATTGGTGGTGTTGGTGGGGGAATGGCTATTGAGGTTGATGCCATCACTAAGTATGAAACTGAAAATAGACAATCAGTCCGATGGTATATAGAAATGCAAGGAGAGCGAATTGAAGTAACAACACCTCAACTTCTTGACCAGAGACAGCTGCAAAAAATATGTGTAGAAAAATTAAATAAGTGCCCAAGCACTATGCCAGGACAAAGATGGGAGCAAAGAATAAATGAACTTCTGGAAAATGTTGAAGTAATTATTGATCCTGATGATGCGTCGCCACAAGGGCAATTTGAAAAAATGTTAGATAGCTTTTTAACAGGTAAAGTTCAAGCTCGTCAAAAGGATGAAATTATGAATGGCAAACCATGGCATGATTCTGATGAAGCAAGAGTTTATTTTCGATCTGAAGATTTATTTATTTATCTTGAAGCAAGAAGGTTTCGTTATACAACCCAGCACCAGATTTGGTCTTGGTTAAGGTTATTGGGTGGGGATAGAAAAACATTTAGGATTAAATCAAAACCAGTTAAAGTATGGTCAGTCCCTGAGCCTGAGTTTTTTGATGATGATGATCTTGATATACCAAGTGAAGTAACGGAGGATTTTTAATGAGTAAACTAGATGAACCAATAATATGTTGCTTCTGTGGAAAGGAAATAAACAATTATTTAGATAGCCATAGCCCAGAGCCATTAGCAAATTACCCAGACAGATGTTGTAATGCTTGTAATGAAAAAGTTGTTGTAGAAAGATTAAAGGAGATAAGAGATGCGCATATGCTCTGAGTGTTTTAAAGAAATACTATCTGATGATCACAATTGCTTAGGAGAGCCTGAAAGATATCACGAATGGATGTTATGGAGACTTAGAAAGGAACAAAATGAGAAGGCATGTACAGATAATACTTGGTCCCCCTGGAACAGGAAAAACAACAACTCTTTTACAGATAGTTGAAGCAAGCCTAACAAGAGGAGTGCCACCTGAGAGAATTGCTTATTTAGCTTTTACTCGAAAAGCTGCAAATGAAGCTCAAGAAAGAGCAATGGTTCAGTTTGGATTTGATTCTGACAGATTCCCTTATTTCAGAACTTTACACTCTTTGGCTTTTAAAGTTTTAGGATTGCAAAGAGATGAAGTAATGACAGACGCTCATTATAGAAGGCTGGGTAAAGCTCTTGGTGTAGAGTTTAAAGGAATTTATGATGAAAATTTAGGTTTACATACTGGCTATGGTTTAGGAGATAAATGCTCTAGAGTAGAAGCTTTGGCCAGAGTTGGCATTCGTTCAATAGACGATCAATATTATATGACAAATGAAAGAGATCTGACTTTGCATGCTGTGAAGCAATATCATGAATCTTTAAAAATTTTTAAAAAAGAAAATGGATTATTAGATTTTACTGATATGTTGGAAAGGTGTGAAACTTCTTTGCCTGTTGATATTTGTATTGTTGATGAGGCTCAAGACCTTAGCTCTTTACAGTATCGGATGGCAATTGCAGCATCCCAAGAAGCTTCTGAAGTTTATATTGCTGGCGATGATGACCAAGCTATATTTGGTTGGGCAGGTGCAGATGTTTCTAAATTCCTGAGCTTAAAAGGTGACAAAAGAATTCTTCCTCAAAGTTTTAGAATTCCTCGTTCAGTTCATAAGTATGCTTATGATGTTGTTAGCAGAATTAAAAATAGATATGTAAAGCCATGGCAACCAAGATTAGAAAAAGGGAATGTAATTTACGTTTCGGAAGATAATAATATTGATTTCTCTAGAGAAGGAACTTGGCTCTGTATGGCTCGGAGCAAATATCTTCTTAACAGATTTAAGAAAGTTGTTCGCCAGCAAGGATATGCTTACAACTACAATGGGAAAAGTTCTCTTGACAGTGATGAAACTTTAGCAATAACATCTTGGGAGAAAATAAGGAAAGATAAAGAAATCTCTATGCATGAAGCTAAAAATTTAATTGGCTTTTTTAATTTTAAAGTAAAGCTTGAAAAGAAAGACACCTATAATATAAATGATTTGGGTCTTCCAGATAATGCTGTTGGTCAAGACTGGATGACAATGTTAAAAGGTTTACCACCAGAAGAAAGAGAATATTTAAGATCATGTTTACGCAATGGAGAAAAGTTTAATGATAAGCCAAGAATAACAATCGCAACAATACACCAAAGCAAAGGTGGTGAGGCTGATAATGTTGTTCTGTCTATGGACATGGGCAAATTAAGCTGGGATAATTTAGGAACAGATGAGGAGAATAGAGTATGGTATGTCGCATTAACAAGAACAAAGGAAAATTTGTATTTAGTTCGCCCAAGAGGATTAAAACATTTTTCCTTATAATTGCTAAGTCGTTGTTTTTAAAGGAAAAGAAAATGCTTTACTTCTTAAAAGAAAAAAGATACAATCTATATATTGATTAATTGAGAAAGGAAAAAATCATGGAAAAAGTAATAGCAATTTATAGAGAGGTTAATAACCCAGTAACAGGGTTCAACCAAAGCCTAGCAGCAAAAACTTTTACTGATAGGAGATCAGCCAATAATACTGGTAATGGTTTTAACTTAGTCGAAACCACTGAAGACTTAGCAGGC